AGTTCGAGGTCGGCGGCGAATACGTCACAGCCACGATCTACGATTGGAAGCTTGGTGAAACGCCTTTCGGAGAGTACAACTGGCACATCGGTGGTTTCTCCACGCAGGCGCCTCACATTGTTTCACATTACATGAAGAGTGCAAATGCCTGAGAAAATCACAATGGATAAAAGAAGCAATCTCGGTTATGGTCAGATCGACGAGGACTATGTTCTCGCCGGTCGTCATCTTGGTTTCGATATCTGGATCGATGAGATCGAGAAGGATTACGTCGAGATCTGGGTGTATGATCGTTCTCGAACGAAACGTCAGCGTACCGCTTTCACGAACGGTGTCGTTGATACATACAGGATTGCTGCTCATTTTGATCTATCGAAGCGTGGTAAGTTCTGGCATGTTGACTTGGCAAGAGTCGACTCAAACTTCCGTGGTAAGAAGCTTGCTCGTAAGATGTACAGCTTCTTGATCAAGAAGGGTTACAACCTACAGGCAGGTGATAGTCAGTCACCCGGTGGTCGATACGTATGGAACGAGCTTGCAAAGGATCGTACGATTACCGTCTTTGCAAAGAAGTCGAAGTGCTCTAAGTTTGTCGACTTTCCTCGTCCTGGAAAGAAGGAACTGAAATCCGGTTACTTTGACCTGTTCGACTCAAAAGCTGAGATCTACGCGGTCCCTAGCTAACAACCTTCTTCTTACCGATATTGTACTTCGCAACGAGTTCCCACTCGTTCTTCTCTTTATACGGTAGGACTTTAATCTGACTGATCGGGGCAACGGGATTTTTCGTCTGCTCCGATCTTACTAGGTCGACTAACTCCCACTCCTTCAAAAGATTTGAAATCGTGTTACGGCGTGCTGTATCGGACTCTGACATGTTCGATGGTTTTCCATCAAGAGCAAAGAGCTCCTTAAAGTGCACGATGAAGTAGCGACCCTGCTTATGAAGAATATGGCAGGACTGATACAGAGTCTTTTCTTTCTTAGAAGCAACTCCGATACGGGTCAGCGTCTCTCTAACTTTTAGGAAGTCGTCTTCGTTACGGAGTTTTACCTCCACGAGACTATTGATATCAAAACTCATTTTTTCAATCCACCCTTCTCAAGCTTTTTCTTTATATCTTTTATCTGTTGAGAAGACAGAATATCCATGACCTGTTTAGCTTTTTCATAACTATACCCAAAATACTGTACTACTGCCTCAAGATCATCGTGATGTTCAGTCTTAGACCATTTAGCAAAACGCTTCTTTGGTCTAACTATATTTATTAAAAAGTCGAATTGTAACTTATGATCCAGATGGGCGCTCTGGTTCATTGCAGCTGCAAAGTGAACAGTATCCTGGAAGTATGAGAACTGGCGATTGGTTAGAAAAGGATTGTATCCCTTCTCGGCAAGTTCATCATTCTCTGTACCGGTCATGATATCCTTACCGGCATTGATCGCATTCACATAATCAAATGGATTCATCACAAACTCTTTTCCTCAATTCAGTAGTCGAGAATCGGTGGTCCCTTGTATTGAAATACAGATCGATGCCACGACGATTGCATATGTCTCGACCGGTGAAATCCTTATCCTTGTATTCTACACCAAGAATGCGCAGTTGTAAATCAAAAGCTGCTAAAATATCTTCGAGATCCTGCTCAGTAGAATAGGGTATGATCTCATCGACATAGCTTACAGCGCTGAGTTGAATGTATCGCTCAACGAGTGTTTGAACGGGTTTGTTCTTTTCCTTGGGTCGATCGATAGTCGGATCAGTCTGTAGAGCACAGATCAGATAATCACACTTGCTCTTCGCTTCTCGCAACATCTGTATATGACCAGCATGAAGAAGATCAAAAGTTGAGGCGGTCAGACCCGTAATCATTAATGAGTCCTCTTGCCATCAAACACACATATGAAGTCGATACCTTCATCTCCAGCATGAACACGATGAAACACTCCATCCTCTACAAGAACCGTATCGCCTTCCTTTACGAAGAAAGTTTTATCATCGAGTTCCATGCGACCTCGACCATTCGTAAAGATATAAACTTCTTCCTGACCGGGATGAGAGTGGCCGCTGGTGCTCATGAGTCGATTCAGTTGCGTAGAACTTACCACTAGATTTTTTAGTGACTTATTATCTTTGACGATGTATCGTTCATCTTGTTTTACGACTTCACCGCCAACATTCCATGATGAGAATAACATGTTGTACTCCTATTTGAACTCGCAGTCGGTCATGATCTCAGTAAGACATGCGACGAGATTAACTTCTTGATCAGCAACGAAAGCAGCCTTGTATGAGTAGTCTGCGATGTGTAGTACCAGTTGTGGTATCGATCGATCACTGATGTGTGTGCTTGCCGTATCGTATAGACGACGATAGAGAGCAGTCGACTCAACGTCTTGGTTCTGCCCGACCCACTTACGCATATCTTTAAAGTTGCGATCCTTTAGATAGCCGATAAGTTTTTTAAAGTTATCATCGCCCAGATTGACAAGGATGCCAGTGTCAATATGGCCAGTAGCACTATAACGTTGTAATTCATTGAGAACTCTCCTCCAATCAGGAAAGTGCTTAGTGATCAGTTCGGCGATAACCTTTTGGTCGAATGTAACACCTTCCGCTTCAAGTATGTGTTGCACTCGAGACATGAACCCAGAAGCAAGGTTTGGCTTTTCCTTGGCTGGGATCTTGAACTCAATAACCGAACACCGAGAATGCAACGGATCAATGATACGGTTACGGAAGTTACAGGTAAGAATAAAGCCGCAGTTCTTCGAGTACTCTTCCATAAAGTTGCGAAGGGCCGGCTGTGTCGACTGCGGATTAAGATAGTCGGCCTCATCAAGTATAACATACTTGCGATTGCCTGTAAGAGAAACGGTCGATGCGAAGTTCTTGATCTCGACACGTAGAGTGTCGATATTACCATTCATCGAGCCATTGATTACAATATAATCGAACTCGCACTCTTCCAACATCGCTCTCGCAACCGTGGTCTTGCCGACGCCAGGACCACCTGAGAGGAGAAGATTAGGAACATAGTTTTTGTCCACGAAGCCAGCAAAGGATTGCTTGAGCTCTGTTGGAAGGATGCAATCGTCAATCTTAGACGGACGATACTTTTCGACCCACAATTCATTCATAATAAAAAAAGCCTTTCAATTAGCGGGATTCAGTAGCGATGAAGTATTGTAACTTACCTCCATTTGTTGAGAAGTGGCTGATACCCTTCGACGAGATACGCACGGTGTAATCAGCAGACATGAACTTAAGGTTCTCGACCTTGAAGAGAAGATCGAACTCAAGATCGGTTGAACCGACGACATGACGAAAAACGTTCGACGAATCATCTTTCGAGTTACCAACAACGAGAGTAACATCACCGTTTGCGCCAACGACCGACCAGTTAGGAAGCTGCATAACGCTGGCTGCCTGCATAGTCTTCTTAAATACAGAGTCCTTGAGTTCGAACTCGACGACCACATCAGGAAGGTCGAGATCCTTTTCAGGAGCCTGCATAATCATATTCGCATCGGCATAACCGTAACGAACAGACGACTCACCGTTCTTGATATGAACCGACGTATCTTCGAAGTCGAAGGTAGGATTGTCAAGAATGCTTACGGTACTGATGAACTGATTAAGATCATAGATACCGAAAGACGTTTCGAAACTTTCATCGACCTCAGCGCGACCGATAATGGTCTTCTGCGGAGAGATCGTTTTAATCACGCTGCCTGCATTTACATACAGGGACGGATTGATAGAAGTAAAACTCTTCAGGATTGAAAGAGTTGGAGTAGAGATGTTCATTTCTTATCCTCACAAAAATGACAAATATTCACAGTTAACTCAATAATAATATCACACATAATGTCTTAAGTAAATAAAAATTACCGAAGTTTATCATTCACTGGATCTGCAGTTGCTGATGCTCCGATAGCTGCAAGATCTGCCAATGAACCTGCGAATGTATATGTACCGGTATGACCAAGTTGCATCCATGGACACATCCAAACTTTGAGACCAATCTCTCTTGCCCACTGACAGAACATGTAATCTTCTGATAGATAACGCTTCGACTTAGGATCAATGAGAGCATCAAAGTAACACATGATCTCACGAGTACCATCAAAGTTTTCAGATCGAACATGATCCGGTTTGTACATCAATTCAGGATAAGCCTCTGCATATTTCTCAAAGGTCTTACGTTGTATCATCATGAAGCCGGTGCCACCCTCCATCACTTCACACGGTTCTTCGATAGCAATCTCAGTAGCACCCTCTGTAGGATTGAAAACGAAGTCGCCCACATACTTTTCAAGATTATGTGGATTCTCGTCAGCAAAACCTTTATCTACTGCAAGCTTAATCTTTTCCCAGGAGATGGTCTTCTTCGGATATGGCGCACAAATAATGTCTTTGTCGCTCTCAGGATCTGCAATAGCAGCGAGTGAAAGAACATCGTTTGGATTGAACCCGATGTCAGAGTCGATAAACATTAGATGAGTATATTGTTCATTTCGTAAGAACTCATCAACACAATAGTTACGAGCTCTCGTGATCAGAGACTCATTGAAAAGATAAAAGAAGTCGATGGTCATCTGATAGTGACCCGCGAGTTTTACTAAGTCAGCAGTCGACTTCGTATACTGACCTCCGCACATTCCACCGTACATCGGTGTAGTCACTAAGATCTTTCTTTTTCTTAATTCGCCAACATCAATAGAGATTTCTGGCATTTACTTCTCCTCATGGTATAGATCATGATTATACATTGCAATCACAGCATAATGAATAATCTTCATAAGATCCTTTCGGTTATAACCGTTCTTCTTACCATATCGCTGAGCATACTTCATAATGTTCCCAATACAAAAGCCTTCACCATGACCGCCGTCGATGATGAACTCTGTAGCTTGATAATTGTTTGTGGAATAGTGCTCATCATAGGTTCCATCGATATAGTCTTGCACTTCTTGAAGGATTGGACCTTCGTTATATTTATAAGAAACTTTCAAGGGTTGCTCCAGTACTTTCATATTCACTTGCTCTCTTACTATTATACTGTATTACATAATCAGTGTCAACCATTTCTCTGTTACCGAGCAATGCTTCTCTTACCTCTGTTGCCATGTCAGTGGCAGTTTGTACTGGAACATTCTGGCAAATATGATTTGCATTCTTCTTTCCAGCATCAACCAGCTCGAAGTTTTCTGGTAGACCCATGATAGACATAGCTTCACGGTAGGTTATGAATCGATCCTCCACCGGATGTGTAAGCATCACTGGATAGTGACCGACAAAAGCACCAATACGATCCTTGGGTACTATCACACCACGACGCATGATACTTCCACCAGCTGCAAGTTTATCATGCTTACGAATACATTTATCAACTTCCTTTTCGTATCCGTTCTCACCCATCCATTCTGCAACTTGTCTGTACGTCTTTCCATGTCTCTCGATATAACTGAACGAGTCGCACCCACGAGCATTGGTGGGTTCTATCTCTTGAGCATGTTCTGAATGACTTCTACCTTCATGAATCTCTTCGAGAATATAACGATAATACGGATCGTGTGATGGAGTCTTTTCGTTGATAGGTTCCATCTGAAAGTTCGATTTTACATTCATAATCAATTCTTCGATAGGCTCATACTTTCTATCATAGAATTGTAACAATGGTACCTTATCACTCTTCCAAAAGAAATAGAATGATCTTTCTCTGACCTGTGGGACACCATGTAACAAAGATCTTGTTCGATAAACACTCATGGTGTATCCGTTATCTTTGCCGATTTGTTTCAGGTTCTCACGTATGTTCTTGCCGATCTTACCAGCAAAGCCGGGAGCATTCTCTCCCCAGAAAACATTTGGTTGATAATCACCAAGAACATAGTTAGCAGTCTCGATCATCCACTTGTTGTTATCGTTATCATCACCGTACCCGTGTGACATCATTGATAAGCCTGCACACGGGCAAACAGAAGAAACGACGTCTGCTTTCTTTTCTGGTT